TTCAAGCTGCATCAGTTTCGTGTTGAACGATGAACGTGACTGTCCTTTCCATGTGGCGACAACATCACCGTTAATAGTTATCCCATCGTGGTTCCCGATGAGTTCGCACAATTCGGCTTTCAACCTATCTTCTATTTCTTTATAACTTTTCATTTCGCTTTTAACATGTTTAAGTTGTGCGACCAGTTCGGCGTGTTGCTCACCGATTTCAAGCATCGACCCGCGCTCAGGTGCGGTGTAACGTTTCGCTATAGTTTCGAAACTCCATGTGACTCCTGGTGGTGTCATGTTCATGTCAATAGCCGCAAGCCATTCGGATGCTTTAGTGATGTGTTCTTCTTTTTCTTCTTCAGAAACTTCTTGCGTGTAATACTGCATTGATAGTGACGAGTCAAACACGGCCCACAAAATGCAATCCACATCAGCACAGATGGCCTGTTGGATTCCTTGGATGCGCCAGTAGTCCGGCAGTTCTCCATCCCACGGACGATTGAATGTTTTAATTTCTAAAACCATGCGCCCGTTCTCGGATTCAAAAAACCCGTCGAGTGTTGAAATGAGTCGTGCGCCACGCTCATCGTTGTACACAAACATTTCTTCAGGTGTAGTCCATTCAACACCCGTTTTGTCTGTAGCCCATTTCATGCACAATGGTTCAAGGTCGTTGCCACGGGTCATTGCCCATGATGGTTCTAGCGGGACGGGGGGCGTATCCGATAGAAGTTCAGCAGCGTACTGGTCTGCTTTAACAAAACGATGCAGCCCGTAGATAGCTGCGGCAGCACTAGCACTAATGCGCTTGTCGCCGTTCTCATCTATGAACCTGTCGTTCAGCCAAGCTTGCGAACCGTGTTCCTGCTTGGTAATGCGGTAGCGATTGTATTCCATATTGTTCCCTTCGTTGTGGTTGTTGACTCCACTATAACGAGGGGGTGTTACAAATGCAAGCACCCTTTTATGGGACGATAGGACCCGTGTACGGTTTGAGGAAAGTGACGGTGCGAACCATGCCCTGTGGGATGTGGATTACATGGTCAAAAAACCCGTCGGGGGATTTAGATTGGGCGATGGTGAGATGTTTCGGTTTGCCACCGTCAGCTTCGGCTATCAACATGCCACAAGTAGTAACCAGGTGTTCTTCTTTATCGTCAGGGTCAAGCGTGTCCCAATGGCCTTCACCGGCATGAGCGTCAGCCCAAACTAGGAGTACGTGTTGATGTTCAGTTTCTTGGCTCATCTTGTTCCCCCATGTCAGGTTCACCTTCTTTTTTGCATATCCAGCAGTATCGGCCTTCCGCAATTTTCCACGCCGTTTCACAGGCGGGGCAGTAAAGCCAGCTTCTACTGTCTGTCATAAACATAGCCTACCCTATGCGGCTGCACGAACCTTTTGCATAGCCTGGATAAAGGTGTCAAGCCTGTCAACTGCTTGTAACAAAAGGGTTTGCTCGTCACCGTGGGCAACAACTTTAGTGAGGAAATGGCGAATGTCTTGGAGTGTTTCGATGGTCATAAGACCAGTCACACTACACCCTAAATGTCGCCTTTGAGGTGGTCGTCAATATGGTTGTCTAGTTTGTTTTCTATCCGATTCAGACTGTCCGACACGACAGCGTGGTCGGTGCGGTTTTCTTTACGCAAACCTTGAACCAAGGCAGCGATAACCCCGCCGAACGCTGCAATGACTGCAACAATGATGGCCTCGCTCATTCCCACATGTCCCCAGGTTTAGGAGCGGTACGGTGCAATATCTCAAAAATGCCCATAGCGATAGCGAACACTAGTACGCCGAACCCTGCGATAGCTGCGAAACCTTTAATCATTTTGCATCAACCAATCCAAAAAGAAGTGGATGGCAGCCAAACCTACGATGGCGAAACCGATGAAAGCCACGAACCCCATCACTATCCGGCGTACTGCCAATGCCAAATTTCAAATTCACGGCTCGACGGGTCGCTTGATTGCAGATAAAACCCGAAGTCGGGGGCGTTGGCGCACATCCAGTCAGCAGCTTTATCGTCTGAGGCGAGCGCTACAAGCTTTTTTGCTCGTTCCACACCAACGTCGATTGCTAAACCGTACCCGTGGTTGGATTTGCCTGGGGTTGAACATGGTGAAAACCCGTTGCGCAGTAGCCATGTTTCGCCTTCATACGTGCGTTTAACGCGGTCAGGGTCATTGAGGATGCCCTTCTTTTTGTTTGCCCAATCTTTATCTTCGGCGGGACGATAGCGTTCTTTGAACAAACCTAACTGTGCTTCGAATGAACGGTAGTCTCCGACGTTGCGAAGTTTGTTTCCTGCGGCTAAAGCTGCGTCGTACAGTTCGTTGAATTTGGCTGCGACAGGTGTATACATTTTGCCACCGCATTTGACAGAGGACAACATTGCTGGTTTTAGTTTGCCGTTGCCAAGTTTTTCTATTTCGGCAGGCACAACAAGTTTTTTGTACGGGTATTTCATTCGTCCTCTTTCGCTTCAATAGCAACAAGAATAGCAGTACAGGTAAGCAAAATAGCGGTGATACCGAGGGCTTGAGTACGGGTTTGACCCGACAAAGTGATGATGATGTATCCGCTAGAACATGCAGCTACAAGAAGTGTGCAGATGGAAGCCAGGTACTTACTCATGGGTACAGATTATCACTTTCTTTTGGAGGTGATAACGGGCATGGCGGTGAGTACAGCCCCAATAACAACGAGGGTCCGGCGTTCACCCACATCTACGGTGGAACCGACAGGAACATAGTTGTCTAGCCCGCCACCAAAAATGTTGATTTCTGATTCAAACTTTTTCTTAACTTCGGGCGGTGCGTTACTAACTACGAGGGCTATCTCGTCTAGTTGTTCGGTGGTGAGGGTGTCCAGGTTGTCGGCTATTTCTTGGATGGCCGCTGTGACCTGTTCAGGGGTCGTATCTTGCTGGAGTGCCGTGATTGACTCCGCCACGGTTTCGGGGAGCGTAGGGGGCAACGTGGTGGTTGTGGTGGGGTTTTGGACGCTACTTGGGGTGGCGGTTGTCGGGGTAACGGTGGTCGGCGGGATAGTGGTTACAGTCGTAACCGTCACAGTCGTTGAAGTCGTGGTTCTGGGGGGTTGCGTAACCGTCGTAGTTGGGTTGTTCGTAGTCGGCGGTGATGTCGAAGATGTAGACGATGAACTCGTTGATGGAGGCAGCGTTGTAGTTTCCACGGGAAGGGTGGTCAGGGGGGGTGGGGCGAGGGTTGTCGAAGTAGTAGTGGTCGTTGTACTGGTCGTCGTCGAGGTCGGTTCGGGGACCGTAGTTGTCAACAATGTCGGCAAAAGCGTGGTTGATGGCTCGCTGATAGGCGAGGTGCTGCTCGTCGTAGTCCATATGACCTCTGTGGTGGTAGTAGTGGTAGTGGTTTCTACTGTAGTGGATGTTGTGGTGGTTGTGGGTGAGCTTGTCACGCCTTCAACAAATAGTTCGTAATCAATGTTCCAAGTAGTGTCCCATATGCGCCACACGTTAGGTTCGTAACAGCATGTACCGGCACGAAGCCTGTACCAGCCTGGTTCTACCTGGATTTCGATGCGACTTTGTAGACCGTAATAGTCGTCGTTGGTGACCAGCAAAGTACCTTCAGAGTTGTACAGCCATAGCTGAGGGTCTGAAGGGTGGTTGGGTACTTGGTATGTGCGGGCCGAGAAGGTGGTCGGTACATCATAGTTGAACCAAAAATCTGTTGGTTGTGTGATTACTAGGTTTTCTGCGTAGGCAGGTCTTACCGCAAACAGTAGTAGTACTAGCCCTGTGAGGACTAGCATGAACCTACTTGTTGGCTTTACCGAACGCCGCTGCAACTTCTTCTTTGGAAAGAACACCATCTTCAGACCATGAACGCAGTAGTGCTTCCGTCACTTTGGATGCTGAAACTACACCAGCTATTGCGGCTGATTTCCATAGTTCTACACCGAAGATTGCACCACCGGCTACGGCTGCTAATGCTGATGAGCCGAATACTCCGGCTACTCGAAGAACGATTGTTTGTACTTTGACCATGATGTTTCCTTTAGTGGTGGGTTATGCGAACGCAATCCAGTTTACACGAACAGAAGTTGTTGCTGTTCCGCCGATTTGCCTTACGTTTATGTTGGTTGCATCCAAACCAGCGATTTCGAATGAAGCAGATAAAGCACTATTGTCACCATTTGATACAACTGCTGTTGATGGTGTTGACCCCAAGCCGTGTGGGACGGCAGCAGAACCAGCAACCATGCTGACAACACTAGAACCTTTAGCCAACCCAACAAGAGCGGTGGCGGTGGCTGCATTGCCAGAAGTGTTTTGGTTCCCAGAAGCATTAACTCCAGGAAGGTTTATGTTGGCAGTACCGTCAAATGAAACACCGCCAATGTTTCTTGCGGTTTGCAATGCTGTAGAAGTGGCAGCGTTACCAGTAGTGCTTTGGTTCAACGTGGGGAACGTGCAGTTGGTCAAAGTACCGCTAGAAGGTGTGCCGAGCGCACCACCAGCAACCAAGTTGCCCGATGCCGTGCCCGTAACGCTACCCGTGACATTGCCAGTTACGTTACCTGTCAAAGCACCAACAAAAGTTGTAGCCGTAACAGTTCCAGTAGTCGCCAACTTAGACAATGCAATCGCAGCACTTGCGCTTATGTCTCCGTTTACAATGCTAGTAGCAAGATTCAA